CGTGGCCCTTTCATGGTCTTGGGTACACACATGAACATTGAAACTGCCTCCCGATCTTCGGGCACTAATACATCTGTTGTGAAACAGGTAGAACCGTGCCAGTCGAAAGGAAACACAGTCTCGAGTTTGTGAGGCCAGTTTGGGAAAGAGTACTTACTCTCCCCAGATTTTCCGTCTGAAACTGCACCGGGTCCATGGCGGCAGCTAATGCTGTATGGATCGAATTCCGGAAGTAATCCCACAACGACGTCAGCGACGCGCTGCAGGTCACCCGAAACTCGGGACCACCCTCCGTAGTCGTCGTAAAGAGACGCAGCGTCGTCGGCAGCGATGTCGACAACGCTAAGCTCTCTCCTCTGACTTGAGAAGAAAGGAGAATTAACGTCGTCCCAATCAAGATCGGGGCTACGCGCATCCACCTCAACAGTGTAGAACTCCTTAATGGCTTCAAACTTATAGAAGTCATCACATTCTCCCTTAAATTTTCCAAAGATTCGGCAAAGAAACCGGACCGCGGAGATGGAGTCTGTACAAGGAGAAGTCCTTAAGCTACCATCATACTTGAACACTCGAGACGTGAACGCCCAGAAAAGTCTGGGCCTTGCGTCCCTCCCCCGTTTAGTCCTGAGCCTTGAAAACCCAGGAACTGACGTAGGGATTAGAGAGCCGTTGTCGAGGCAAGCATCGAAATGCTTGCAGAACTCCGGGAGGTCTACGGTGAAGAACCGCGTTCCTCTGTTCATGGCAAGGCGCATAAGCTGAGTTTGATCCCAACATATACTCTTGCAGTTGGCTTCGGGAATCAGCAGCATCAGGTCCTCTTTCAAGGCCTGATACGCTCCCTGGAGCAAATCATACTGGATAGATGGAGAGGTAATCATTTCAACCTTCCTATCTGCCCACTTGATCCTTCCCCACAATCAGGGTAGTACCATCTACTCCGGACCAATTAAGGCCCGGAGCACTCACCGTCAACTTTCGCCGACGAGGAGCCGATCGATGGTCGCAGAAACCGCCCATGCGCAAAGCGCCAGGGTAACGTAGCGGGCCTGTGTTAGGTCCATTCCGTCGCCATTCTGGATAGCCAAAGTCGCATAGAAGACCTGCTCAGGCACCACCGCCGTTTTGAAGACGGTGTATTTGACGCGGACGGTATGGCTCTCGCCAAGCCCTCCACCTGTGATCTTCCCGACAGTGTGTCGGATGTCAAACAGGAATTCGTCAGTAGTGGTCCGGTAGCGATACCGGGTGCCCCCAGGAATGTCCTGGATGCGTGGCATGGATTTAGCCACAGCATTAACAGTGATAGATTGCGGGTCAGTGAGCATGATTGCCTTTCGAGGTTATCAATCTCATTACAGTAGTTTCAAGACTGCAAGAGACGCAAGGATACCCACCTGCCGACCCGTGAGGATCGGTACGGTGGCTGTGAAACCAGACGACAATGTAGGCACGCGAGACTTGGATTCCCGAATATAAACGGGCATCTCCACTGTCCCCTTGAACTGGGGAATCGTGGTGACGTAGTGATCCGTCCCGCGCACCGCGTGCCGCATGATGTAAGCCGGGCCTGGTATAAAACCAACTATGTTCGATTTAGCACTCAGGAATGAACCTAAGTGCCCAAACCAGTCGATCAACCAGGACCACGGGAGTATA